AAGAAGGAGCTGAACCTGAACCTGGTAAAAAAGGAGAAGTGGGAGGTGCTCTTGCTCCTCTACTATAACCATATCTATCAAGTCTCTCGCGTGCAGTAGGGGAAGCTCTTGCAAAAACATCATCACTTGGTTCTAATGGAGGATTAGGTACACCTGGAATTTTTGCTAATACATCGCGATATCTATTTATAAAATTCATAATATTATCACGTTCAGCATCAAAATTGCTATTTCCTTGTATACGTCCATTAATAGCTCTTATTTTATCTATAATATCATCTAATTCACGTTCGGTAATTCCTAATTGTCGTGCTACATCAGGTCGGTCAGCGGCAGGGCAATCAGCTAATGTATCTACCCATGCATCAAATAATACTCGTAATTCTCTTAGAAACTCAGCACGTGAAACACCATATGCATCCAATGATGTATTCAACCCTGTTAATTCGCGATCTATTTCATCATACGCAATTCTTGCTGCTGCCATATACTATACAAATATTATTCTTTTACAATTTTGTGTACTGATTGTTGAATTTCTTTTAATTTTCCTAATAATTGTTCTTCTTCATGACGCATATGTTGTATTCCAGCATCCGATAAAAATGTTTTTTCGCGAATTTCTTGAATATGGCTTAATATATTATTTAATTGTTCTTGTTGTTTTACTTTTTGTTTATATAAATCTTCATATAATACTTCATAATCCGCAATGACACTTTTTAACAATTCATTATCATTGGAACGAAGTTGTAACCTTTCTACGTTACCTTGTAATTCTGCAATCGGTACACATTTGCGATGCGATCCATTCGCACATCGTTTAATAGGAATACATTCACCATTATATCTATGTGAACCAGTAGGACACCGAGTATTACACGTAGTCATATAAAATTGATATATTTTTTATACCAATTTCATTTTTAATTATGGATCTGAAAACAAAACAAGATTTGGAATTTTATGAATCTGAAAAACGTGACAAAGAACGTATGGAAGAATTTTATAAAAATGCATTCACATTGCAACCCGAAGAAGAAAAAGATATACCTTTAACTAAAGAAGAATTGAGAATTGCACGATTGCGGTTTTATGAAAAAAAAATTGATTTAAATAAACCAACATAATAAATATATCCAGATGTCTCTCTTCATTGATGCTACCCAGCCAAACACTGTTGTCCCTGCTGTTTCCTTTGGTGAACCCAAAGTAAACAAAAGTGGCGGAAAGAATGTTGCAATCTTTGACAAGAATCGCCGTGCAATTTTCACATTCGTCACTCCAGAGACTGATACCTATGGTGTAAATGCGAATCAGTTTGATGAAGGCAAGCCGCCAACCTATGACATGACACTTCAGCTCAACCGCGGAGAAAAGTGTGTGGCATTCACTCAGAACATGCTTGATATGGAACGATTTATTCTAGACGAGGCTCTCAAGAATTCCAAGAAGTGGTTTGGCAAGCAGTTGTCCAAGGAAGTGCTTCAAGAATTTTGGACTCCCTTTGTAAAGTTTCCTAAGAACAAGGAAACTGGCGAAGTAGATCCTGCAAAGTCTCCTACCATTCGTCTCAAGTTTGCGTACTTTGACGGTGAATTCAAGAACATTGAAGTCTACAATACGAGCAGTGAGCTCATTTATCCGAAGACAGGTGTTGAGCTACCTGGATTGATTCCGAAGGGATCGGAAGTCAAGTGTCTTGTGCGACTCAATGGAATTTGGTTTGCTGGTGGGAAGTTTGGATTGACTGGTAAGCCAATTCAAATTATTGTTCGGCCAAAGACTCGGCTCATGCCTGGTGTATGTCAAATGACAATGTCTATGTCAACATCTTCACCAGACGACGAAGAAGAGGTAATGCCTGAAGCAGCAGCAGAGAGCAGCTCAACGATGAATGTAACAGTTGCAGATTCCGACGAAGAAGACGAAGATCCTGATGCAGAATACAGTAAGGCGGCAGCAACGGATTCTACTCCCGAATCAGGTGCTGCTGAAAACACAACCGCTCCTCCAGCTCCAGTAAAGCGACGAACACGGGTCGTCAAGGCTTAACGACGACTATTCATTTGAACATTACTCATTAACTTAGAAACATCACCTGCACCTGGCCCACCTTGACCACCACGGAAACGTCTACGTCTAGACTTTCTATTTTTTTTGGATGTGCGATTTTTGCGTGAACCACCTCTCTTGCTGAACAAATTGAGCATATTATAACTATAGAAAATAATTTCTCAAATCTTCAATTATTTTTTTTTCATTATATAATTCCAATATATTCAACAATTTTGTGTACGATTTTATTTTAGAAATTTGTTCTTTTGTTTCTAAAACCAATTTATCCATTTCTTCTAAAGAAAGAAGAAATGTATCATTTTCTATCATTTTGTCTAAATTATGCATAAGCGCCTCTTTTTCTTCGTACACGTGTTTTAATTCAATTGCGTAATTATACGCAATGTTAAATGTTGTTGTAGGCTGCAACATAACAATTGGTAATTTTAACAGTTCTTCAATAGTAATATCATGAAAACTAAAAATATCTGTATTTTCTATTACTTGTAATGCCGAATATACTTGAAATGCTTTTACATAATATTTTGCCATATTAACATGTAATTTTTCAATATCAGGATATATTCTTCCTTTGAACTCATTTCCAGTGTGATGTACTTGTATAATTTCTAATATTTCTGATGTAAGTTTATTACAATAAGTTGCATCTTCTAAATATTCATCTGTAGTTTTTAGAATTTCAATTAATCTTTTTTCTACTATTTCCATTATAATCATTTTTTATTAAAATTGAATAAAAATAATGAAATACAATCTTTTATAATGGAAGACATTTTTAATCAATTTCAACAAGCTCCTATTGTGTGCGATGAACCAGAACAACCCGAACATACTACATGTAGTAATTGCAATTCTATTACTAAATCCACTGAAGATGGATTTATGGTATGTTCTAATCCAAACTGTGGAATGATCAATGTACATTCTACTGATGATGGTCCAGAATGGCGATTTTATGAAGAATCTACGTCAAATCCAACACGGTGTGGTCAACCTACCAATCCATTATTACCTAAATCATCGTACGGTTGTAAAATTGGTCGTAACGGAAGAACATCGTATGAAATTATACGGATTAGTAGATGCAATGATTGGTTATCTATGCCATACAATGAAATTGCACAATGGAATGCATTTCAATATATTACATTAATGACATCTAATGCAGGTATTCCTAAACGTATTGCAGACGAAGCATGTATTTACCATAGTAAAATATCTAATCACCAAACATTTCGCGGATTAAATAAAGAAGGTCTTATTGCTGCATCTGTATATATTGCATGCCGAATTGAAAATTATCCCAGAACGGCTAAAGAAATTGCCAGAATATTTAAATTTGAAGATAGCGCAAGTGCTACTAAAGGTTGTCGTAATGCAATGACAATTATCAACGAAATAGAACAAAATAAATTAAACATTGAACAAATCAAATACACGAATACAACACCCTCTTCCTTTATTGAACGGTTTTGTACACAACTAAATATGCCGACCGATTATATTCGGTTGGCAAACTTTATTGCCATGAAAATAGAAAAAAATAACATGATTTCTGAACATACTCCAAATTCAGTTGCTGCAGGAATCATTTACTTAATTTCTATTGAATTTAATTTAAACATTTCTAAAAAAGAAATCCAGCAAATTAGCGATATTAGCGAAGTAACCATTAATAAATGTTTCAAAACAATTGAAAACTTGAAAAAAACGTTAATTCCAACAAGTGCCTATACCATGCTAAGGTCTTAAATTAGGATTCACACATAATTCTTCCGTGGAATACGTTTGTCCTTTACAAGATGATTTTCCTACTTTTGCGCAACTTCGTATACCTTTCCATTCTCCTACATAACAATATTGACTACTGGAAGTTGGCGAAGATTGGACGCTACTGGAACTATCATCGGGTGCTGGAGCCTTTTTTTCTTTTGGTTTAGATACTGGTTTTGTTTCTTCAGGAGTTTCATCTACTTCACTTTCGCCTACATTAGAAAATGAAAGTAACAAATCAACCATGGATTTCATTGCATCTATGTACTCTACTATCATGTAAAAATATGGACTTAACCAGTAATATAAAACGCCAATAACAATACATATTATAACGGCAATTACATATCCTTTAGTTTGGGATGGTTCTGGTTGCGGTGGTTCTTGAAAGTCCATATATTATTCTTATGAAATTAATATTTACGACTTTTCCTTTTTTTATTTCTTCTCCTTTTTCTAGATTTTCCACCAGAAATCGGTTTTCCAGTATTACTTTGTGCTTTGGCTAAACTATCCATTTTTAATTGTGCCTGTGCCATTCCTACAATTTGACTATTTGAATTTTGAGGACTTACAGGTGGACCCGATTGCCTAAATTGTGGAACTTCAACGACTCCACCTCCCGATTTTGCTAAATTATTTTGAGCTACCGCTTTGGCATTCATATGATTAATGATATTTTGTTGAGGAGTTGTACCATTTGTATCATACACCTGATGTGAAAACGTTCTTGTCATATTTTAATGTGTTATTTTTTCAATTATATAATAAAATAAATTAATTATGAACGACAATGAAAAATACCAATTGAAACAAATGATTGAACAAAATAATGTAGTGGATAATACAAATACACTTCGTGAACTTAAACACAGTTCGGTGATTAAACAAAATGTTGAACGCTTACTTGAATTGAAAAAAATACACGCGGATTTACTTGTTTCGGATAAACAAAAATTTGAAGAAATTGCTTTACAAGATTGCGGGTTTCTTTTTTTTAATTACATGCAATTATATAACTCTATTCTTAAAGAAAATTTAAACCCGACCATTTTGAACCAATTATTAACAATCTTAAGCAAAATTGAAAATGGTGAATGTGATCAACATGAAGCTAGTTATGAAGTTGGAAAATTACTAAAGGCTATTTACATTGACACCACATTACAACGTATTAGAGAAAATGATGAATCTGCAAAAGTAGAATATGTAGAACCAAAAACAATTAAATGGAGTGATTATAAAAATAATATTTTATAATTATATGGTATTTACAACTCTAGGTAAAGGATTAAATGGTATATCACCTACAGTAACCCTAACTACTCAACAAGGAAATTCTAATGTTGCTCCTGGTGGAGAAGCCAGTCAAATTCCATTAGACAGACTGTTTGCACGAAAAGTATTTGCAACTAATAAATTTAATGGAACATATGTATTAACCAATAAATGGGCACAAACACCATTTAGAGTTGCAATGAACGCTGGCGATTTATTAAGTCGTCAAACTGAACCTGGTGGTTCAAACCAAGTTAAAGGGTCAGTCGGTATAGGTAAATACAGAAATACATTTGGATCTTATGGAGGACAACATAAAGGAAATGGAGCTTCAGGAAACCAACATTATGTATACGATTCTTCCATTTATACTAGTTACAAAAAACGTGCTGCTAAAAATAAAAATTATAACGATAGTTCATTTGGCGGAAGCAACAATGGCGCATATACAGCAATTATGCATATTAGGAGAATGTAATTTTATCTATATTTAATATATGAGATCTATCGGCGTATATCGCGAATCTGGTTCTAACAATTTAGCATCCAATACAAATGCACATGACCAATATTTAGCAGCTCAACGTGAAAAAGCTCGCCAACATGTACGCGAAAATATGATTAAGAAAAAATCATGTACTATTTTAGACAGTTCACAGAGAACATCTATTGTTTCTTCTGATTTAAACCCAGCTACTTATAACAGGACGACATTCAATGGGAATTTAAATAAAAATGTTGTTAAATCGGCATTATCGCGCGTTCGGAATAGTGGGTGTGTTCCACCCAAAAAAAAGAAATAAGTTAATCCAATAGTAATAAAATATAATTTATTACTATGTTCAAATTAACAACGCTTGAAATGTTAAGGGAAACTTCAACAATAGCTAATATAATGATTCGCGGGAATACTGCATCCAGGGCATTAGATATGAATAATAATGCAATTGTTAATATTAATGATCTTTCTGGAAATTCTATCAATTTACAAACTAATTCTTTGCGACTAAAAGGTCTTAGTGGAACTACAAAACAACTTATTGCAGTTGGTGCAAGTGGTGCTCCCGAATGGACAACGGTTACTTTAGGGTATGTAATGTTAGAAGGTAATACCGCTTCTACAACATTAAACATGAATAATAATACAGTTAACAACGTGAATGATCTTTCAGGTAATTCTATTAATTTACAAACCAATTCTTTGAGACTAAAAGGATTAAGTGGATCATCTGGACAATTTCTTTCAGTTGGGTCAAGTGGACCTGAATGGAAAACAATTACATTAGGGAGTGTCATGTTAGAAGGCAATACTGCATCTACAACATTAAACATGAATAATTTTAACATGGTTGGTGTAAGTGGAATTTCAGGCAATACCATTAATTTAAACACCAATTCATTGTTATTGAGAGGCTTTACTGGAACTACGGGTCAAGTTCTTTCCGTTAGTACAACTGGTACACCTGAATGGAAAACAATTACATTAGGAAGCGTCATGTTAGATGGCAATACTGCATCTACTACATTAAACATGAATAATTTTAACATGGTTGGTGTAAGCGGTATTTCTGGGAATACCATTAATTTAAATACCAATTCATTGTTATTGAGAGGTTTTACTGGATCTTCAGGGCAAGTTCTTTCAGTTGGTTCAACAGGTTCGCCCGAATGGAGAAGTATAAATGAATTAACTGTTTTAGATACAAATATTGGGGCAGGTACCAATATAATTAGTAATATAAATAATATATATACAGTTGCAAGCGGTTATTTTACATATAGTCCATTAATTATATATAATTCAAATGGTACAATTGGCGCTACATTAATTAATACAGATATTAATAGTGAAGGATTTATAGTAAATTATAATAGTAATGGATATATACAATGGGTATCTCGTATAGGAGGGCCTTTAAATATATATTTATACTCTGTAAAATTTGACAATGTATATAATATAATTGTATCTGGGATTGGTACTAGCGATAATACTATAAATTTTTACAATTCAGATGGGTCTAGTGAAAAATCATTATATCATAACTCACCTTATACATTTATAACAAAATATAATAGTAGAGGATATGTGCAATGGGCAAGTAAAATAATATCAAATGACATATATTCTGTCAAAACTGATAGTAATAATAATATAATTATTGGAGGAAGATCATCTTATTCTTCATTAACATTATATAATTCAAATGGATTAATTGGTATTACACTACCAATAAATAGAGTCGGATTTAATGGGTTTATAGCTAAATATAGTGATACTGGATATGTTCAATGGGCAAATCAAATTGGTGGAAATTCAGATGAAGTTGTACAATCGGTTGTAGTAGATAGTAAAAATAATATAATTGTAGGAGGATATTATAATTCTACTGACATGTTATCATTATATAATGCAAATGGAGTTACAGGTACTACATTGCCAGGCACAATATCACAAAATGATTCGTTTTTAGTTAAATATAGCGATACTGGATATGTTCAATGGGCAAATACAATTTATGGTGCGACAAACAAAAATATAATAAATTCACTAGAAATTGATAGTAAAGATAGTGTAATTGTAGGAGGATATAGCAGTTCATTAACATCAATATTTTATAATCCAAATAGAGAAATAGGACTAACATTAAGTAAGACTGATACAACAAATGATGGATTATTAGCTAAATATAGCGATACTGGATATGTACAATGGGTATCTAAAATAGAAGGAAATAATAATGAGCCAATAAATGCAGTAGCGATTGATAAAAATAATAATATATTTTTTGGAGGGCAATATAATTCTACTAACACATTATCATTATATAATTCAAATGGATCCATTGGTGCCACACTTATGAGAACATTAGGAACTGTTGATGGAATATTAACTAAATATAGTGATACTGGATATGTCCAGTGGGCAACTAGATTTGTTGGAAGTGGAAGTGATATTATAAAAACATTATCAATTGATGTTAATAATAATATACTTGTCGGAGGGGATGTTGGTTCTAATGTGTTAACATTATATAATTCAAATGGGGTTATTAGTGGAACTTTAATAAATAATACAACTACAACTAATGGATTTTTAATACAATATAACAATGATGGGTTTATGAATTGGGCAAGTAATATAGGAGGTACTGGAGCAGTAAATATAACTTCTGTAACGAATAATAAAAACATTAAATACAATAATACAGCATTTGGGAATGGCGCATTACAAAATTTAGTATCAGGAGATAATAACATATCATTGGGATATAATGCAGGTAATAGTTTAATAACTGGATCTAATAATATTTATATTGGAAATACAGGTAACACTATTGAAAGTAATACTATCCGAATTGGAAATGACACGGATCATACTGATGCGGTTATTACCTCTACCAACTCTATTAATTTAAACGCTAATTCATTGTTATTGAGAGGCTTTACTGGAACTACAAATCAAGTTCTTTCGGTTGGTTCAACAGGTTCTCCTGAATGGAGAGATACATATGAATTAGTTGTAAAAAGTACAAATATTGGTGCAGGTACTAGTGTTTTTGAGAATAATTTATACACAAGCCAATATATAGTAGGAGGATATACAGCAGGTCCATTAACTATTTATAATTCTGATGGTAATACATCTACAACTTTACCATTAGTTACTAATTCACCTTCATCAAATATTTATATAGTAAAATATACTAATGGAATTGCTAAATGGGCAACTTTTGTAAATTCGGTCCTGTCTGGTGTTAGTTATATTCCATGTATTGCGGTTGATTCACTAAATAATACATATGCAACATCTATATTTGGTAGTACGATGTATGCATATAATGCACCTGGAAACACATACACTGTAAATTTAAATTGTAGTGGTACAGAAAGTTATATAGTAAAATATAATGATATAGGAGTTGCACAATGGGCAACTAAATTATCAAGTGTATCTTATATAAATAGTGTAATTGTAGATAAAAATGATGATTTAATAGTTACGGGTACATATACTAGTACACCATTTATTATATACGATTCACCTGGAAATACATTTCACATAAATATGACTAGAATTGGAAGTGGTTCAGTTTATGATATGTTTATCATAAAATATAATAGTAATGGGTATGCATTATGGGCAAAACATATAGGATATCCATCGTCAAATATTTCAAAAATTAATTATTCGGCAATTGACAATTCAAATAATATAATTGTAACAGGAATATATGATACAGTTGGGTTAACCATGTTTAATGATGATACAAATACAATAACTGCATCAACTAAAACATTAATAAATCCTAATACAACCCCAACTAAAGAATCTATGTTTATAGTAAAATATAATGATAGCATTGCAATGTGGGCAACCCAAATGGGTAGTAGTGGAACATTGCCTTATCCTACTATACAAACTGATAGTGGGAATAATATAATTGCATTAGTTGGAGTTCAATCAAATAATAAATTAACTATACAAAATAGTGATGGAAATACATCCTCTGTAAATCTTCCAAGTTCAACAACTCAGTATGTGGCTATTGCAAAATATAATAGTGATGGAGTTGCACAGTGGGCAACTAAAATTGACACAGTTAATATTAACATTAATCGTTTTAATATTGCAATAGATAATGAAGATATATATGCAGTTGTGAACAGTAGTGGATTAAAACCAACAATATATGATGTGTCTGGAAATACATGTGTGCCGACTACATTACCTAGTGATAATTCAAAAAATACAGTAGTAAAATATAATTCAAGTGGAATTGCACAATGGCTTATGAATTTTAATAATCAAAATTGTTATAATTTTAATATAATTACAAATAATTCATATATTTATGTAACTGGTCAATCGCAAAATACTCCATTAACTATATATAATTCAGACCAAACAATAGGGATTACATTATCTAATAAAGTAAGCAATGTTATATTTTCATTTATGGTAACATGCAGTAAAGATGGATTTGTACAATATGCAAATATAATAGATGATAATAGTAGTAGTACGACCTCTACTATACATAAAATAACAACAAACAATAATAATAATATTACTAATAATACAGCATTTGGTAATGGTGCATTACAAAATTTAGAATTTGGATCCAAAAACATTGCTTTGGGATATAATGCAGGCAATAGTTTAATATATGGTTCTAATAATATTTATATTGGCAATACAGGTAACACTATTGAAAGTAATACTATACGAATTGGAAATGACACGGATCATACTGATGCAGTTATTACATCTACCAACTCTATTAATTTAAACACCAATTCATTGTTATTGAGAGGCTTTACTGGAACTACGGGTCAAGTTTTTTCCATTAGTACAACAGGTACACCTGAATGGAAAACAATGACATTAGGGAGTGTCATGTTAGAAGGCAATACTGCATCCACTACATTAAATATGAATAATAATACAATTAGCAATATTACTACACTTTCTTCAGGAACTTATATTAATTTACAAATGGGTTATTTACAAATGAATGGAAATAGTGGATCAATAGATCAAGTTCTTGCAATTCCAAGTAACGGAGGAGCACCTACATGGAGAACTCTATCAACTATAGGATCTACATCTGTACCTACATTCGCTGAAGTATTAAATAAAGAAAATATTGCAAGAACTTCACTAGACATGAATAATTTTAACATTGTTGGTGTAAGTGGAATTGTCGGTAACACTATTAATTTAAACACCAATTCATTGTTATTGAGAGGTTCCACTGGAATTACGGGTCAAGTTCTTTCCGTTAGTACAACTGGTTTTCCTCAATGGAGTACATTAACTACACCTACATTGGCTCAAGTAATGTTACAAGGCAATACCGCAGGCACTACATTAAACATGAATAATTTCAACATGGTTGGTGTAAGTGGAATTTCAGGCAATACTAT